GACAAGCTAACGAAGGACATCGCTTAAAGTATCTATATACGGATAATCTTAAAGATACTTTAGTTTCTGCTGAAAAGTTTGAAGCTGGTAAAGGTAGATTATTTTCAGGTTCATGTATGAATCTATGTGTCTGTACTAAGATTGTATTTGGGAAAGCTATGGAATTCTTTGCGAAAGATAGCATCACAATAGGTTTTGCAACTACGCTTAATCCCTATTCATCTGATTGGCATAAAGTTGCCTATAATTTGTCTAGATTTGCTCCTGCTATTTCTGAGTGTGTAGTATTATGTATGGACTATAGTAAATTTGATGCTAGTCACACACAACAAACTTTGCATGAAGCTTTAGATGTCATTAATGAATGGTATCGCTTCCATGGTTTCACACGGTATGAAACTGCTCGTAATACTTTATTTAAAGAAATTACTAATTCTATACATTTGGTTTTCAATGAGGAAGAAGAATGGGATGGCAGTTTGCCTTCAGGATCTATGTTAACGCTATTAGTTAATGGTATAATCAACCATTTGAATTTGCGTTATTGTTATTATAGATTAGTTCCTGACGTTATAACGTCTAGGCAATCTTTCACCGCTATGATTGAAGCCATAGTACAGGGTGACGATGTCTTAATGTCTATGAATGATAAAATTCGAACGTATTTTACACCGGACGGCATCAAGCAGTGTATGCGCGAAAGAGGATACGTTGTAACGTCTGATGACAAATCCAGGGATATTGGATTTGCCTCACTCAGCGAAGCTTCCTTTCTTAAAAGAGGTTTTAATTTAGAACATGGAACCGTTCATGGTAATTTATCTTTAGAGACCATTGTTAACACTCCTTTGTGGAGTAAAAATGGCGACTATTATAAGAAAATAACCCGTGACAGTGTCAAATTCTATTTTAGAGAGCTTAGCTTACACCCTATAGAAATTTTCAACAAATATGCGGAACCTATGCGTAGGGCAGTGGTAGCAGCTAAGCTTGAAAATTTCGAAGGACTCACTTGGGACCATAGTACATGGCGCGCTTCGGTTTACGATAGCGAACCATTCACTATGGATTTCTAGTGGAAGTCTATGCCTATTTGACTCACTAGGCATTATAATTGCTGAGTCAACCCCATCTTATCTAGGGGTTTGGTTAGATAAAAACCTCACCGTTCTGGTTACGTATTGTATGATGTTACAAGGAGGACATAATAAATCATACGATAGCGCTTTACGGAGTTCAAAGTTTGGTAGTACAAGCTACTCACTGCTCAAGGAAAACTTTAAAAATCTCGAGCACCTCCTAGACAACAGGATACTAAGTGTTATCCTATCTGTCGAATTAAATACACTTGCTGACACAAACAATCTGCAGGATCAGCAGTCTAAACGATCCGAAAACCCCACAACCACAAATTTTGTGGTTCCTGACGACCTTGTGTTGTCAGCCATCCCGGACGATCCGGC